ATCGCCCCGCTACTTGGTCGTACCGAACGAGCTATCTGGAGGAAAATCTACAAGGAGCAGCTTCAGGTCGGGAAGCTCTGCCCGGCAACGATATTCACCGCCTCGCGGCTAAGAGTTCAATCGCATCATGATCGCTGAAATGGGAGGGTGAGCTAGCCATGCCAGCGCTAGAAAACCGAAGGCACGAGCTGTTCGCGCAGGCTCTGGCGAGAGGCGAGACGGCTACCGCCGCCTATGCGGCAGCAGGATATGCGCCGAACGACGGCAACGCCATTCGCCTGAAAGGAAATGAAAGGATATCCACTCGCGTTGCTGAGCTTCAGGAGCGCTCTGCGATTAAGGTCGAAATGACCGCCATGGATATCGTGGACATGCTCAGGGAAGACAGGGAACTAGCCCACAAGATCGAACAGCCAAGCGCCGCCGTATCCGCTGCAATGGGAATGGCGAAGTTGCTCGGATTTGTGAAAGACAAGACCGAATTAACCGGGAAAGACGGCAACGCGATCGAGATTGACCAGAAAGTGAGAGAGGACGCCGATGCTGTCACCAGCGCAATTGCTGGCCTCGCTGCCCGAGCAAGAGCGGCGGGAGTGGCTGGCGAAACTCAACACTGAGCAGCAAGCCGCGCTCCGGTACAATTGGGAGTTCTGGGCTAGACCAGAGCAATTCCCTCCCGAAGGAGATTGGCGAACTTGGTTGGTGTTAGCCGGAAGGGGATTCGGCAAGACCGAGATAGGCGCTCAGTGGATACGCGGTCGCGTCAAGGAGGGGGCGCAGATGATCGCCTTGGTTGCAGAGACCCAGAAAGATCTTGAGGAGGTCATGATTCCACGCCTCCTGAAGGTGACGCCTCAAGTCGAGGCACCTGATGTTCGCTATAAGCCAGTTCGCATCAAATGGCCGACTGGCGCTATCGCTTACGGTTACAATGGCACCGAGCCCGATCAGCTACGCGGGCCTGAGTTTGACACAGCATGGGTGGACGAGCTGGCTAAATATTCCAAAGCCCGAGAAACCTGGGACATGCTCCAGTTCACGATGCGCCGGGGAACGCCTAGGGTATTGGTCACGACGACGCCGCGCCCAATCCCGATCATCAAAGACATGGTGGCAAAAAAGGGAACTGTCCTGACCCGGGGAAGGACGCTCGATAACGCGGATAACCTGGCTCCAGAGTTCATCGAGGACATCATGGCGAAGTACGCCGGGACCAGGCTTGGACGGCAGGAGCTTGATGGAGAGATTGTCGACGATGTTCCGGGTGCGCTGTGGCAGCGGCGCATGTTCGATGAGCAGCGAGTCGACGAGGCTCCCGAGATGTCTCGCGTGGTTGTGGCGATCGATCCGTCAGGAACGGACGGGAAAGACGAGGGCGACGATGTTGGGATTGTGATTGCCGGCAGAGGCGTGAATGGCAGAGGCTATGTGCTTGCCGACGACACATGCAAGCTTTCTCCCGATGGTTGGGCCAGACGATCCGTAACTGCTTATCACAGGCATCAGGCCGACAGGATAGTGGCCGAGCGCAATTTTGGAGGCGCAATGGTCGAGGCTGTTATCCGTGCCGCCGATGGCTCTGTGCCATTCAAGGAGGTGGTGGCAAGCCGTGGAAAGGTGGCTAGGGCCGAACCCATTTCAGCGCTCTACGAACAAGGACGGATCAGCCATGTCGGTTCGCTGAAGATGCTTGAAGATGAGATGTGCCTGATGACTTCCAGCGGATTTGTCGGCGAAGGCTCACCCAACCGGGTTGATGCTCTAGTCTGGGCGCTCACCGAAGCGATGCTGGGCTATCAAAAGCCGCAGCGGGATCATGAAGCCGTGACCATTCCGACATTGGCGTTCAGGAGGTAGCCGGGTCCGTTCTGTCACATGCTGCGGGGGGATGGCAGCGGTGAGGTACTAAGACCCGGCTTCTTTTCTCTCGCTCACGCGGCGCCTCCGTCTCCATCAGCGCCGCCGGGACATTCATCCCAGGATAGGCCGTAAACGCCCGCCCTCAGCCCCGGTTCCGCTAAGAGTTCAATCGTTAGCCGATAGGCCAAACGGTAATCCAACGGCATGGCCGCAGCCCTAGCCGCAAACGACGACAGCGCACTCGAAGATCAGAATACTTCGGCGGCCAAGCTGACTGAGGTCCACGAGCGGGCAATGCGCCGGTTCGACATTTGCGCGCTGCCCCAACTGGAACTTCGATCTCTGGCGCTTCTGGCGAGGCGGTTCGTGTCCATTCCCGGGGCGATGTGGGAAGGCGACTTTGGCGAGACATTCGAGAACGCGATCAAGCTTGAAATCAATCTCACTAAGGACGGCTTGGAGAAGATTTACCGCGACTATAACGAGAACCGCATTGTCCCTGACTTCAGGCCGGCAGGGGGCAAGGGCGACGACGATTCAGCCCAGACCCTGGATGGAATGCACCGCGCCGACAGTTATTGCTACAAGGCCCAGCAGGCCCGCGACAATGCGTTCATGGAAGCCGCGTCCGGGGGCATGGGCGCCTATCGCCTGACCAATGAATGGGCCGACCCCTACGACAAGGATTCGGACTATCAGCGGATCAATCCGGCGCTAGCGATCGTCGACGCCGACCAGCGCGTGTTCTTCGATGCCGATGCCATCCTCTACGACAAATCCGACGCCAAGTTCGCGTTCGTCATCACGCCCTATATCCGGGATAATTTCGAGGAAGAGAATCCCGGGGCAATCGCCAACTGGCCGGATGAGCGACTGGTCCAGCCATATGACTGGTTCAGGCCCGATGTGGTCAAGATCGCCGAATATTACGAAACCGAGCAGGTCGACGAGAAGCTTCATGTGCTGACCCACCGGCTGAGCGGGGAAGAACAGCGCTATTGGGACAGCGAGCTTGAGCCTGGAGAGTTGACCGAGCTGAAGAAGTCGGGATGGCAGGTCAAGACCCGCAACCTGAAGCGCACCCGCGTTCACAAATACGTCATGAGCGGGGCCGAAGTGCTCCATGACAAGGGGCTTATTGCGGGCGAGTGCATTCCGATCGTGCCGGTCTATGGCAAGCGCGCGTTCATCGACGGAATCGAGCGGTTCAAGGGCTACGTCCAGGACAAGATGGACTCGAACCGCCTCTACAACGCGGTGGTTTCCAGGTTGGCCGAGACTTCGGCAATGAGCCCGCGCGAAATCCCGATCTTCGCTGCTGAGCAGATGCCACAGAACCTCGCAACGCTGTGGTCGCGGCAGGTTGTCGACCGCCATGCTTATGCGTTGGTCGAGCCGCTGAAGGATGAAAGCGGGACTATTGTTGCCGCAGGACCGATCGGGAAGGTCGAAGCTCCGCAATTGGCTCCCGTCGATGCGACGATTATCCAGATCGCACAGGCTGCGCTTACCGACGACCAGCAGGACGGCTCGGATACCGCCAAGGCCAACACGTCCGCAGATGCACTGGAAGTTGCTGCGGCACGGGTTGACGCGAAATCGGGCATCTATCTCGACAACATGCGCCAGTCAGTCCAGCGCGAGGGCGAAATCTGGCTCTCGATGGCGGCAGACGTTTATTACGAGCCGGGCCGCGAAGTCGAGACGATGACCGAGGACGGCAACGACGGAACCGCTACGCTTGTTCAGCCGTACGTCGACCAGAAAGGCTCTCCCGGCTATCAGAACGATTTCACGCGCGGCAATTACAAGGTTGTCGCCGATGTGACCGAGGCTACGGCAACCAGGCGTGACAAGACCGTCCGCTCGAACATGAACATGGCTGCCGTCGCCGTGGAAGCCCAGAACCTGCCGATGGCGAATGTGCTGCTGCTCAATTGCCTCATGAACCAGGACGGCGAGGGAACCGGAAATATCCAGAAGTGGGCACGAAAGCAGCTCGTCCAGCTCGGAGTCGAGGAGCCGACCGACGAAGAGAAGGCGGAGATGCAGCAGGCCCAGCAGCAACAGCAGGCCGATCCGGAGGCCCAGCTTACCGCCGCAAAGGTCGCTGATATTGCCTCCGCCGCCAAGCTCAAGGACGCCAAGGCCGGCGAGTCACAGGCATCGACCGTCCTCAAGATCGCTCAAGCTCACGCGGTCGCGGGTCCGGCTGAACAACCAGACACCCCCGATGGCCTCAAGGACGAGGACGAGGACAGCAAGTGGGCGAATATCCGCAAAACCGAGGCCGAAACGCGGCAGATCGAGACGGCCACCCAGCACATGCCGACCAAGCTCGCAATCGAGGCCCATAATGCGGCAACCAATCGACTGAAGGTTCACGAGCAGGCCCACGCATCGCGGTTCGCCGGACTGGCAAAGCTGTTTGGAGGCAAGAATGGCAAAGCTCAGCAGTAAGGCGCGCAAGAAGCTCCCAAAGAAGGACTTCGCCGGCCCCAAGCGGTCGTTCCCGATTGAGAACAAGGGTCATGCCCGCGCTGCGCTGAGACTTGTCGGACGAGCCGTGAAGGCTGGGAGCATCTCAGCCGCGCAAGCCGCTAAGGTCAGGTCTCGGGCGAAGAAGAAGCTGGGGAAATGAACGAGTTTCGCGCCAGAATTGGTCGCGTTCGTATGAAGAACGGTGGGGCTGACGTTCATATTCTCAATGGCTTTACTCCGCCAGACAACGATGAGGCTGTAGAGGCGACGCTTTTCAGGACTGCTCGGGAAATAGTTGCCGATCCGGTGTCCGCGTTCATGCTGGTCGCATTCACTCCAGACGGACGCACCTATTTCAACTGGCGTTGGACAGACGGTAGTCCAATCTCTCGCACGATGATGGTCCCCTATATTGCCGAGCTTGCGCGCCGTTATGTGATTAGCCGCGAAGAAGCCACTGAGCGCTTCGACGAGATGTTCCGGTGGGTGGATGGCTAAGAGTTCAATCGGACTAGCGAAGCGCCTCCGATAAGGTTCGGCGCAATGTGCGCGGCGGCCGATCTTCTTGAAACTGTGGCGCTGGAACGGACCTTTGACGCCGACAGGCTCAACGCGCTCGCCAACCATCCTGAAATCCGCCCCACCTGCGGGGGAGACGGAAAATCCCTCCTCGATCTCGCACCATTCGTTCAGGATCGCCACAACCACGCCGTAGCGTGGGACAGCGGAGCCTACCTGTTCACCTGGTCCGCGCCTCAAACCTACGAAGTCCACGCGATGGTGCTTCCCGAGGGGCGGGGACGCAATGCCTATCGAATGGCTGCGCTGGGTATCGCCTACATGCTCGCGGTCGGGATGGAGCGGCTGTGGGCGCGGGTCGCAAGGGATGCGAAGGCGCTTCGGCATTACACCATAGCCGCTGGTTTCAAGCGCTGCGGTCAGCACGTTCTCGACATCGGCTTTGGGCCGGTCATCTACGATCTCTATCAGTGGAAGAAGCCATGCTGACGCTTCAAGCGCCAGGGCGCTGTGAATGCGGGGATCACGCCTTTCTGGCCATGAGGCGTGGTGTCACGCTTGTTGATACGCAGGACGCGCACTTGTTGGAAGACAACATCCTCTGGGTTAGCGACGGCTATGCCCAATCCAAACGCGTCGGCAAAATTCATCGCGCCATTTTGAGTGATGCACAGATCGTGGATCATAAGAACCACGACAAACTCGACAATCGGCGCTGCAATCTTCGACCGGCAACGTCTCAAGAGAACCAGCGCAACAAGAGGTCAAACGGACGCGGCAAATCGCAGTTCAAGGGTGTTTCGTGGCTTGCCGCTGAACGCCGCTGGATTGTTCGCATCAGCATTAATCGCCGTAAGATTTGGGTCGGGCGTTTCGTAAACGAAGAAGATGCTGCGCGGGCCTACGACAATGCGGCCAAGCAGCACTTCGGCGAATTTGCCTACCTCAACTTTCCCGAAGGAGATGTGCCTTGCCACCGGCTATCGTAGCGGCGGGAATCGGGGCCGCTGGAGCGATCGGCGGAGGACTGCTCGCCTCAAGCGGAGCATCGAAGGCTGCGAAGGCCCAAACGACCGCCGACCAAGCCGCGATTGCCGAGCAACAGCGCGAGTTCAACCAGACACAGGGAGAGTTCGCGCCATATCTTGCGGCGGGAACGTCGGCACTTCCGAGCCTTGAGGATTTGCTTGGTCTGAACGGTCCTGACAAGAACCAAGCCGCAATCACCGCGCTCCAAGGCTCGTCAGAATATCAGAGCCTCTACCGAAATGGGCTTGAGGCCAACTTGCAGAACGCTTCGGCTACCGGGGGCATCAGGGGCGGCAACGAGACCCGTTCGCTCGCAGACTTCGGCTCGGACACGCTGGCGCAGGTCATCCAGAACCAGATCGGCAGGCTCGGTGGAATGGCCGGACTTGGTGAAGGCGCGACCAACGCCGCTGCCGGGTTCGGACAGCAGGCATCGAACAACATCAGCGCGCTCAACGTGGCGCAAGGCAACGCCCAGGCCGGTTCGTCTCTTGCTCAGGGCGGTATTTGGTCGGGCGTGCTGAATAATCTCATCCCGTTGGTCACAAAGGCTGCCGAGCCCAGCTACTTTAAGGGCTTCTAATGGTGGATTTCGCCAGCCAGCCCGCTGATTACGGAACGCTGATCGCGGCTGGCCAAGCCACCGCGCCGAACCCAATCGCTGGGCAGACTGCGCTGGTCAATCTTCAGAACCAGCAGCTTGTCGGGGCTCAAGTCCAGCAGCAGATGGCGATGCAGCGTCTCGCGCTTCAGCGGCAGTTGGCATTCGGCCAGGAATTGGGCAATTACGTCAAGAACCCGAGCGCGCAGGGCCTCGCTACCCTGTTCGGCAAATACCCAGAGTTCGACAAGCAGGCGATGGACGCTCGCGGAGCCCTGGACCGTGGCGACATTACGCAACTCGGCTCGGCTGCGGCTCTAGCAGCCAAGGGGCAATACGCCGACGCCGCCAAGGTGATGCAGGAGCGCGTCGATGCTGAAAAGGCATCGGGTGGCGATCCCAGCCACGCGCAGATGGTTGTCGACCTCCTTAATTCAGGTGATCCAGCAAAGCAGAAAGCCGCGCTGGGGATGCTGTCTCTCGGGGTTGGTATCGCGGTCGGGCCGGACAAGGCTGCCGAATATCTGAAAGCCAATGGCCTATCGAGCGAGCCCGTTGCTCTCGGCATGGATCAGCGCCTTGTTTCCCAGCAGGGGCAAACCATCGTCGGGGCTAACCCTAAACTGGAGAACGTCACCAATCCGGTCACGGGCGAAAGCACGGGCTTTAACCCATACACTGGAACCTATGGCGCGGCTGCGGCCGGTGGAAGCGGAGCGGCTGCGCCTACAGCGGAGGGAGGTGGTCAGG